TCAAGAAATACGAGATATAGTTGATTCGGTGGTAAATTCTTAATTGGCTATAACATCTGTGTAAACGCATTGCGTTTATCTGATGAAAACATAAAACAACACTTGTTGACAACAAATGTGTAAACTCAATCCTGGTTAATACGACCAAAATACGAGATAAACGCCGATGAATGTAAACTTTCACCCCGATAATTGCAAACACTATCAGTTTTTCCATGACTGGCTTATTCAGAATAATTCTAAACAATTAGCCGTACATAATCTTCAAATGAGATTTAATGCAACAGCCCGGAACCGGTTGAAATATGCTATCAAAAATGATTACCGGGTACATCGGGGATGGGATATAAGAAATAATCATCTGGATGACGTTTATCAGGTAAATATTTCAAAGGGCGAACGACAAGGCCGGAAAATGGGCGAAGGATATTTTAACTATCCCGAAAAAATTATTTTCAAAATACCACAATGCGATAAGCACTATGTGGAATTTTTTGGCTGCCTGACAGACCAGGGTACACTTGTCGGGTATATAGAGGCATATTTTATTGGTGAAATGGTCGAAATATCCCGAATTCTGGGACACGCTGAACACATGAAAAACGGGGTGATGCTTCTGCTTATGGACGACCTGATCGATTATTCAAAGAGCATCAACGCTAGGTGCATTGTTTACTACTTGTGGGATTCCGGGACGCTGGGACTGCAATACTGGAAGCATTCGACAGGTTTTCGACCGATATATTTACAGGAAGGCGTTGAAAAAATATAACATAGTTATGGTAAAAATATAACATAGTTTTATATATTTAAACTAAGACTAAACTAATTTTGGCGCATCAATTTTACCCCTGGATGCGCTTTTCTTTTGAAATTCAGCGTAATGAGCGAAGGGAAGTTTACCCACAATCTTCGCTCTCAAACTTTGTGCAGTGGCTAACTTCCGGTATCTGGGGGAAGAAAACATCTTCCGGCGAGGAAGTTGACGAGGAAACAGCCCTAAAGTTTTCCGCTGTATATGCCTGTGTTCGGATTCTTTCCGAAACATTAGCTGCCCTACCTTTCCATGTTTACCGTAGTGAATCGAATGGCAATAAGTATGTGGACGCGGGACATCCACTCTATCAGCTTATTCACGACGAACCGTCACCACTAATGACCTCATTCATTTTCCGGGAATGCATGATGGCCTGTGTCACATTGTGGGGTAATGCCTATGCATTTATTTCCCGGAATGGCAGCTACATTCCACAGGAACTACAAATCCTGCATCCGGGGTATGTTATGCCTTTTAGGTCTGGTAATAAAATCCGGTATAAGGTTAAGGTTAACAGAGATGCCGAAAAGATTATCCCGGCCATTGATATGATTCATGTTCCTGGCCTTTCATTTGACGGCGTGAAAGGCAAAAGCCCGATCGAAACGGCAGCAGAAAATATCGGGTTAGGTCTGGCATTGCAAAGGTTCGGGGCGGAGTTTTTCGCCAACGGGGCCAGCTTGACAGGCACGATTGAACATCCGGGGAAATTATCAGATACGGCCTACAATCATCTAATAAAATCATTGACGGAAAAGCACGTCGGCAAAGATAACCGGCATAAGTTGCAAATATTAGAAGAAGGGATGAAATACGCCCCGATTACCATTCCACCTGAATCTGCGCAATTTCTTCAAAGCCGGAAATTCCAATTGAACGAGATTGCTCGTATCTTCCGAATCCCGCCACATATGCTTGCCGATCTGGAGCGTAGCACGAATAATAATATTGAACATCAGGGGATCGAGTTCGTACAATATACAATGCTACCCTGGTGCGTTCGGTTCGAGCAGGAATTTAACCGGAAGTTATTTCAGGAAGACGAGAAAGGACGAGTATTTGTAAAGTTTAATTTAAATGGATTGCTTCGCGGGGACGCGGCTAGCCGGGCACAATATTACAAGGACATGTATTACATAGGTGCATATAATATCAACAAAATTTTGGAGCTGGAGGACGAGAATCAAATCGGGCCAGCTGGGGATAAGCGGTTTATTCAGTCAAACATGATGCCGCTGGAAACAGATCAAAAATCAAAATAATGGCAACATTTGAAAAAAGGCGGTTTATCAGCACGATAGAACTTCGTGCGAAGACCGATCAGGGGAAAAAGTTAGCCGGGCTGGTTAAAATAAACACGAAAAGCGTCAACCTGGGCGGCTTTGTCGAAATGCTTATGCCGGGGGCCTTCGATGCGGTGATGGATCAGGACGTCCGGGCATTGAAAAACCACGACGAAAACCTTTTACTTGGCCGTACAAAAAGCGGCACACTCCGGATGGAGATTGATGACGATGGAAACCTGGCATATGAAGTTGACTTACCGGATACAACCGCCGGACGTGACGTGGCGGTAGAGGTCGAACGGCGCGACATTGACGCCACCTCATTTGCTTTCCTGATTGCACCTGATGGGGAAACCTGGGTCGAACAGGATGACGGTACGGTCTTACGTCAGATCAAAAAGTTAATGTTGCTGCGCGATCTGTCTCCGGTTGTATGGGCCGCTTACCCGGAGGATGAAGTAAGCTTGCGGTCGCAGTATGATGCTTACCGGGAAACACAGCAAATCCCGTCGGAAAATGACGAGGGAGAAAATGATGAGGATGAAGGCAAAGAAGATCCGTTAACAATGAGCACAGACGACGACCTGGCTCATTACCAAAGAAAATTACATTTGATCGAAATACAATGAACAGCCTTGTGAAAGGGCGATTATTAATTAACACCAAAACGCAAAATGAAAACGACAAAAGAGAAACGTGAAAAGCGTGGTGGCCTGGTGAGTCAAATGCAAGAGATCACAAACAAGGCCGCTGAAGAAAAACGTGCGCTGACCGCCGAAGAAAAAACGCGATGGGAAGCACTTGACAACGAGCAGGAAGAACTCCGCAAGGAGGTTGACCTATTAACAAAGCAGGACGAGCTGAACCGTGAGATGGAATCCCGTATGGAACTGGAGGCCGTCGAAACGGGAACCGATCCCGAAAAGCGGGCAAAAGCCGAAAATGTAGCATTCCGGGATTACCTGCTCCGAGGCAACGGCATGGAGGCCAAAAGCCGCTCGATCCTGGAGAAGCGGGCCACGCAGATTGTTGGCACGGGCTCCCTGGGCGGTTACCTGGTTCCGGAGGGATTTCAGGCGGAACTTGAAAAAGCCATGCTGCCATTTATCAGCATGTGGGATTTTGCCCGTATCTTGCGAACCACGACCGGAAACGACATTCCCTGGCCGACCGTGAACGACACAAGCAACAAAGGAGAACTGCTCGGCGAGGGATCAAGTTTTAATGCTCAGGACATTACACTGGGACAGGTGACACTGAAGGCGTACTTCTTTGATTCCAAGGTGGTAACGGTTTCCCGTCAACTGCTCCAGGATTCGGCTTTGCCGATCGAGACCATAGTGGCCGAACTTCTGGCCGAAAGGATCGGACGCATCCTGAACCAGTACTTCACCACCGGAACCGGGTCGAGCCAGCCGCAGGGATGCGTGACCGGAGCGGTTAACTCCGCCGTCGTTTCCCTGATTGCAGGCTGTACCCGTGCGAACATCATTAACCTGATTCATTCCGTGAACGCTGATTACCGCAAAAATGGAACCTTTATGATGAACGACGCAATCATAAAAGCGATCAAACTGCTCGACATGGGAACCAGTGATGCCCGACCGCTATGGCAACCTTCATTCAAGGACGGTGTCCCGGACACCATTGACGGACACCGGTATATCACAAACGATGAAATGTCCACGCTCGGCTCCACGAACACGATCATGCTGTTCGGAGACTTCAATAAGTTTGTCATCCGCTGGGCGACAGACTTCACGATGATCCGGCTGGACGAACTGTACGCGGCAAACCTGTCGATCGGATACATAGGATTTCAGAGGGCGTCAAGCCATATGCTGAACGCCGGGACGAACCCGATCAAATACATGGCTTGCGGAACCACCTAATGATCCCGCTGGGGAACGCAGAAGCGGGGAGCTTGTGCTCCCCGCCCTCTGCATAATCTTAAAAACAAAGTCATGGTAAAAGTCAGATCAAAACATTCGATTGCCGGTGATGTAGTGATCACCAAAGGCCAGATCGTTGAGCTTCCCGAAGCGACTGCTGAATACTGGGTTAAAAATGGGATCGGGGAATATTACATCGAGCAGGACAAGTACCCGGAAGCGGAAAAGATTGAAGCACCGGATCAGAATCCGGAAGCGGAACCGATTGAAAAAGCAACGGCAAAAATGAAAGCTGAAAAGGCCGTAGCAAAAACACGAAGAAGAAAATGGCATACAAACTGATTACCGGCCCGGCAGCTGAACCATTATCGACCAGTGAGGCAAAGCTACATTTGAAGGTTGAGGATTCAACAGACGATACCCTGATTGCGACATTGATTAAAGCGGCAAGGGAAACGGTCGAAGAGTTTACACGGCGGGCGTTGGTTAACCAGACGTGGGAACTGCAATTTGACGACTTTGACAAAGAGTCATACGACCTGGAGAAAACGCCAGTCAGCTCTATCACATCGGTCAAATACATTGACCAAAACGGATCGGAGCAAACGCTATCGGCATCTTATTACACATTAAACAATGCGGATGAACCGAATCAGATTTTGCAAGCATCCGGCCAAATCTGGCCTTCGGTAAGGGGGTTTACAAACGATGTGAAGGTCAGGTTTGTAGCCGGTTACGGAAGCGACGGCACGAATGTACCGGCATCTTTGAAGGCAGCGATGCTGCTGATAATCGGGCACCTATACGAAAACCGGGAAGATGTGGTAGTGGGGAGACAGGTTAATACTTTGCCGAAGGGGGCGGAGTATCTCATGTACCCATATCGACTATTTACATTTTAAGCAATGATCGGAAAGTTGGATCGGCGGATTGAAGTGTACACCCAGACAACGGCGACAAACACCTATGGTGAGAAGGTAGATACGGATAGCTTACTGGTTACAATTTGGGCGGGTATCGAAACAGCCGGCGGGAGTGAAAAGATTGAAGGGGACAAAGCTACATCGACAAGGGTGATTCGGTTTACAATCCGGCGGCGGACGGGACTGACCGAGAAAATGAAAATCAAATATGATGGAAACTGGTATCAAATCACAGCGATTGAGGAACTTGACCGTATGCGGTACTTACAAATAACAGGGGAACGAAAATGTTAACAATCAAAGTTGATCCTAAGGACGTTGAAAGGGTAAAGCAGGCGTTTTCCGCTCTTTCCGATGCGTCACAAATGCGGGTGATGAAGGACGTTTTGGTGAAAAATGCTAAGCCCTTGGAATCGAAAATGAAGGAATTATGTCCGGTATCAAAAGCCGGAGGCCGGTCAAAAAAATATGCAAGCAGGGTACATCCACCGGGATATCTTAGGGCATCAATCGGGATCATCCGCTCGAAGGGAAATAAGTATCCGACTATCTGGGTGCGCCCACGATTTAAGGGGAAATGGGATCCGTGGTATGAACATTTCCCGATGGCGGGGACTGAACAGATGAGGAAAAAAGGAACCGCACCGAATCCATTTGTAGATCGTGCCTGGGATGCGACCCGTGCGACGGTTGAAGCGGGAATCCGCAACAATATGACACGAATGATTCAGGAACGCATAGACAAGATGAGATGACATTCAATGCAGGTGCAATCGGCAAGGTACTTTATTCACTCATTAATTCGACGGTGGTGGTTAACCCTACTATTGCCCCTCAGAATACGTCTGATCCTTACTGTATTTATTCGATCCTGCGTACCGAACCGGATGACGTGAAGGATGGCGTTTCGCTTGTCGATACCGTGACCGTGCTGCTGTCCGTCTACCATAATTCCTATTCTTCTGCCGCTACACTAGGTGATAGCGTCCGGGCGATTCTGGATGGATATCGGGGAACAGCCGGAGGGGTTTACGTCGATACAATCGTATATGTAACGGAATCGGATGACTACGAAGATGAAACACGAAAATACATTAAAATTCAGGAATATACATTAAGAATCCTTAATACATAACGAAATGGCAACAGTAGTAAACGGTAAGAACTTCCTAGTATATGTGAATGGGGAAGCCATCGCAGTGTCAAGATCCTGCAAGTTAACGCTCAACCATGACGGGCGGGACACATTCACGAAAGATGACAACGGCTGGGGTACAAACGCCGAAGGCAAGCGTTCATGGAACATTTCATGCGATGGGCTGGTGGCGTTCGACGCTTCGACGTATACCCTGGATGAGCTAACAAACCTGGTGATTAACCGGACAAAGGTACACCTAAAATTCATGACCGGAACCAGTCAGAATAAATACTGGCACGGACAGGGATATATCAAGAGCGTGGACGTAGACGCTGGGAATGAAGAAAGCACCGGGTATTCAGCATCATTTGACGGAACCGGAGTATTGACGCAGGCGACACACACCTAATGGGTGGTTGCTGGGATTATAAACATTCAAAACTTTAAGCTATGCCAGCAACAGCAGGAATTTTGAACGGAACCGATCTGTGCGTATATAGCGGGGCGAACAAGATAGCATATTCGGATAGTTGCAAACTGTCTCTGAATATGTCTATGCGCGACACATCGAACAAGGATAGTGCAGGATGGGAAACCTGTTTGCCAGGAAATCGGGGGTGGACTATTGAGGCGTCCGGGTTGGTGGCTCTGGATACATTGTACAACCTTGCATATCTCATGAACCTAATTATCAATAAAACATCTGTTTCATTGAAATTTAAGACGGCGAACGACTCGGATTATTATTTTGAAGGTAGTGGGTATATGACCAGTATTGGTATTGATGCAGGCACAGAACAAAATGTGAAATACAGCATTTCTTTTAAAGGTACCGGGGCACTTGCATTAACAGGATCGACACCATAATGATAAACGAAATCAAAATAGGCGGCGAATTACGGCCTGTCAAATTCGGGTTTAATTCCCTTGCAGAATTTGGAAGGATTACGGGCTTGAAATTGCAGGACTTGCAGAACCTGGGAAGCTCTCTAACCATTGAGCAGGTGATCGTTTTGGTCTGGTGCGGACTTCGTTATGGGGCGAAAAAAGAGGGGAAGCCATTTGATTATACGGTGGAGGATGTCGGTGACTGGCTGGACGAAGACCCGAACCTGGTAGCTGAAATGCTGAACACCTACGGCGAATCACAAGCTCCGTTTGTGCCGGAAAAAGCGGGTAAAAAAAAACCGATCAGAGGGAAATAACATGGGACTACCTGCAAGAGCTCGGCTTGGGAAATATGGGAATGACGCCGGACAAGTTTTGGTGGTTCACCCCACGAGAGTTTTGGCTGAAAATGAAAGGGTACTTCGACCGGGAGACATTTCGGGAACAACAGGCATGGGAACGAACCAGATGGCAAACGTGTATTTTATTAAACATACAGATCGACAAAAATAGCAGGATCACACCGAGGGAACTCGTGGAGTTTGAGTGGGAAAAAGAAGAAAAGCGTGAAACAGTTGTTGAACCGTTGACACAGGATGAGTTGAAACGAATAAAAGCACTTTACGATCATGGCGATCAATCTGGCAGTTAAGATTTT